GATTCAGGTATCTAGCCATCTCGATGCGGGAAAAGAAGGTGGATCAGAGCAGGTTACCCAGGCAGGCAGAATCCGAATATAACATTTTCAGTTAGGGGAATAATCATGGGTGGAATCGTAAAAGCAATATTCGGCGGTGGAGAAGCGGCTCCTGCACCAGCGCCGTACACACCTCCGCCGGATCCGACGATCGCGCAGAAGGCTATCGAGGACGCGAACGCGGAGACCCGTCGTAAGGCTCGTGCAGCTGGCGGTCGCTCGTCCACGAATCCCACAGGGGGGCTCGGAGACACTTCCGCGGCTCCAGTGAAGAAGACTACCCTCGGGGGATAATCATGGCCGAGAACTACGCCGTAACCCTTTGTACTCGGTTCGAGGAATTGAATCGGGTAAAGGGCACATGGAACTCTGCTTGGCAGGACGTCGTCGACTATGTCTTGCCGAAGAGGCAGGCGTTCGTCGGCGATCGTTCAAACGGCCAGCCGGTCACGGACAAGATCTTCGATTCAACCGCCCCCTGGGCGCTGGATCAACTGTCCGCGGGTCTGCACTCATACCTGACAAGTCCCACTCAGCGCTGGTTCCGGTTGCGTCTGTCGGAGCACGCCGAAGCCGAGATGGAGGAAGACGAAGATGTTGAGCGGTGGCTTGAGGTCGTTACGAACACGATGTATAATGTGTTCAACTCCCAGAAGACTAACTTCGCTCCTCAAGCCCACGAGCTGTATCAGGATCTGGGCGGCTTCGGGACCGGGGTATTTTACGTGGAGGAGGATTATGACCGGGCCCCTGTTAGATTCAGCACCTTCCACTTGGCAGAGTGTGTCTTTGAAGAAAACGCTTATGGCCAGGTGGATTGCCTCTACCGCAAGTTCAAGTGGTCGAATCTTCAGGCGTATGACTACTTCGGGAAGGACTCCACACCCAAGATGATCAAATTGGCCCAGGAGAAGCCGGCTGATCGCACCGAGTACATGCACGTGGTCAAGCCGCGGCGCGACTGGGATCCGCGGTCGAAGGGTACTAAGGGCAAGATGTTCGGCTCCTGGTGGGTTAACTGCGATGAGAAACTAATCCTTCGCGAGGGTGGTTTCCATGAGTTCCCCTTCATGGTTCCGCGCTGGTCGAAACTGACGGGAGAGACGTATGGACGTGGCCCAGCTATGCTGGCTATGCCTGATATTAAGATGGTCAATGCAATGGCAAAGACCATCATTGTCGCCGCCCAGAAGATCGTGGATCCACCGCTCATGGCTCCGGACGAAGGCTTCCTTCTTCCGATCAAGACCAGCCCGGGAGGCATCAACTACTACAGCTCGATGCTGACCCCCGAGCAAAGGATCTATCCGCTCGAGACGAAGGGGCGGGTAGACATTGGGGCACAGCTGGTCGACTCCCGTCGTCAGCACATCACGCGGTCGTTCTATCTGGACTGGATGCAGTTGCAAGAAGGTCCGCAGATGACGGCTACGGAGGTCGTGCAGCGCACGGAAGAGCGTATGCGCCTCATGGCTCCGGCAATCTCGCGCCTTCAGTCGGAGTTCCTTGATCCGCTGATTGAGCGCGTGTTCGCAATCCTTACTCGCAAGGGGATGTTCCCGAAAGCTCCTCCGCAGATTCAGGGGCTGTCTTTGCGGGTTGAATACGTCTCGCCGGTAGCCAAGGCTCAGCGGATGACTCAGGTCGTAGGGTTCCAGCGGTTGCTGGAAAGTCTCGGTCAGATCGCGCAAGCGAAACCTGAGGTGTTCGATCGTATTGATGCTGACGGTACCGTGGACTTCTTTGCCGATGCCTACGATGTGAGCTACCAGACGCTTACGCCGGAAGCTGAGGTCACACAGATTCGCGACGCACGGGCTAAGCAGGCGGCGGAGGCTCATGCCAACGAACAGGCCAACATTGCAGCTGATTCGGCTGCGAAGTTGGGCAAGGCGCAACAGTCCATACAGACAGGAGGTGCAGGTGAGTCTCAAGGATCTGCTGTCCCGACGAGATAGGGTAGTTTCGGCTTATCGGGCAGTATTTGAAAACCCGGAAGGGGAAATAGTTCTGGCGCACCTTGCCAAGAACTGCAACGTATTCGACTCAACCTTCGTTCAAGGCGATCCTAACATGACCGCTCTGAACGAAGGTGGTCGAAGGGTGGTGCTTAGTATCTTCAAGATGCTGAATACCGATCTTAATAAACTCCGAACCATAATGGAGGATGTGAAAAATGATTAAGCAGCGGCATGTATACAGGAGTCCCGAAGGTGATGGATCAGGTGGAGGGGCGGGAGCTCCTCCGGCAGGCGCACCCCCAGCAGGGGCTCCCGCAGGAAGCGGCACTGGGCAGACAGTGGATTATTCTGCACTTTCTGCAAATTTCAAGCAGGCACTGGCAGTTGAATACCAGACTCACCCTGCACTTGCCGACATCAAGGATCTCAATGGTTTCGCGAAGAGTTACATCAACGCGCAACAGATGATCGGTGCCGACAAGGTTGTTCTGCCTCGGACGGATGCTCCACCGGAAGAGTGGAATCAGTTCTATACCAAACTCGGCCGGCCGGAAGCTGTCGACGGTTACGATTTCAGCAAGATTGAACTGCCGAAGGAATTCCCTCGCGATGAGAAGGGCGAGAAGTTCGTCAAGGAATTGTTTCACAAGACCGGCCTTTCGACGAAGCAAGCCGAGAACGTCTACAAGGAGTATGCAACATTCCAGGCAGGCGAACTTCAGGCCTTCCGCGATGCACAGGCGGCCAAGGTTCAGGAAGGCCTTGACAGCTTGCAGACGGAGTGGGGAAACAAGTACGAAGGCGAAGTGGCCCTAGCCAAACAAGCCATTAACGCTTTTGGTGGTGAAGCATTGAAGGAACTGATGAACTCGACAGGTCTTGGCGATCATCCGGTTCTGATCAAGGTGTTCAACGCCATTGGCAAGTCCCTTGCTGAAGACAAGGCCTTCAGGGACGGCTCCTTGAACAACGGATTTGCCCCCACGGAGGATCAGGCGAAGGCCGAAATCGCCCGTCTGCAGACCGACCCCGAGTTCATGAAGAGTTACACCAATCGCAACCACGCCACGCATGCCGCGTCCAAGGCTCGCATGGACAACCTTTGGAAGACCGCGTACCCGGGCAAGGTCAACGAAGGTTGATTTCCCCGTAACCCAGGTATTTACTTCTATGAATACCTGGGTTATAATGCCTTCATTGGGTAGCACGTAAGTGTCCAATTGGCCGTAGGGAAACCTACCACCCACGCAGGTGTAATGCTAGAGGGGTCCGACTAACGGGTAGCTCTTCGAAAATGTGAAGCACTCTTTCATTTTTTCAGGAGACAACCATGTCGCTCACAGTTGACCTTGCATACGTCAATGCCTACAAGGCAAACGTATCGCTGCTTGTGCAGCAAAAAGGCTCGCGGCTGCGCAATGCCGTTCGGGTCGAAGCTCAAAACGCCGAATTCGAGTTCTACGATCGTATCGGCGCCACGGAGGCGCAGGAAATTACTGGCCGCCACCAGGACACCCCGCTGATGTCCACCCCGCATGACCGCCGGCGTGTTTCGCTGCGTGACTTCGACTGGGCCGATCTGATCGACCGCCAGGACAAGCTGCGCATGCTGATGGATCCCACCAGCGCCTACGCGATGAATGCCGTCTTCGCCATGGGCCGCAAGATGGATGACCTGCTCATCGACGCAGCTTTCGGCACGGCCTACTCAGGCAAGACCGGCGCCACGTCGACCACTTTCCCGGCGGCCAACCAGATCGCCGTGAACTACGTGGAAACTGGCGGCGCGGCCAACAGCAACCTGACCATCGGCAAGCTGCGTCGTACGAAGGAAATCTTCGACGCCTACGACAACGATCCGGACGAAGCTCGTTTCATCACGGTTACGGCGAACAGCATGCACAGTTTGCTGCGCAATACCGAGGTCACGAGCTCCGATTACAACACGGTCAAGGCTCTCGTCGAAGGTAAGCTCGATACCTTCATGGGCTTCAATTTCATCCGCACGCAGCGACTGGCGACTGACGGCTCCGGCTATCGGCGCCACATCGCCTGGATCCAGTCCGGCCTCTTGTTGGCCGTGTCGCAGGATCCGTCGGTCGACGTCGGTCCGCGCCGTGACAAGCGCAATTCGGTCCAGGTCTACGTGACCCTGGGTATCGGGGCAACCCGCATGGAAGAAGAGAAGGTTGTCGAAATCAAAGTCGACGAAACCGTCCTCTAATCCAGGCAACCAAGGAGAAACAACATGGCAACTTTCGATACCGTCGAATACGCAAAGCAAGTCGCGGTTCCGCCCACGGCCCTGGATACGACCGAGCAGGCCGGTCGTGTTCGCATCGTGCACTTCGACACCGGCACCATCGATGCCGCTCAGAACGACCTGATCAACCTGATCAAGATGCCGGCCGGCAACGTCCGAATTCTGGCTCTGCGCGGCGTCAAGCCGGCTTACGGTGCGGGTGCAACGCTCGACATCGGTCACACCGGCTATACGAACTTGTCTGGCACGGCTGTGGTTGCTTCGGAGGCCGCTTTCGTAGCGGCCCTCGACGTTGCCGCAGCGGGTGATCTGGACAAAGTCATTGATGTCCAAATCCAATCGAGGGGCGGGTTCACCGTTCAAGCGAAACTCGAGGGTGCAAACCCGGCGTCCGGCCAGCTCAAGGGCTGGCTCGAGTACGTCGTGGACTAAGAGCTGCCGCTGGGCCTTGGCCAGGGTGAGGAAACTCCCCTGGCCCTTTTTGGGGGAAAGCCGTGGCTTCGTCACAAACTGAAGTTGTAAACATTGCTCTTACCGAGTTGGGGGCAGACCTGATTGTTTCCTTGAATGACCCCGTCAAGGCTGCAATTTTGGCAAAGACAAATTGGGATTCGCTGCTGAGGTCAGTTATCAGAGCCTATCCCTGGAATTTTGCTATTGGGCGGCAAACTCTTTCACCAGATGCAACTGCGCCAGTGGACCTGAATGGGGACTGGACGTACCAGTTCACGTTGCCACCTGAGTCTATTCGGGTGCTGAGCACAGACCTTTCTCGCGATGACTGGGTTATTGAAGGTCGCAAACTGCTGTGTAATACGGATACTATCACGATTCGTTTTTTGCAGGCGGTAGACGACGTTACGCAGTGGGACGACTGCTTTACTCAAGCTTTTGCGGCCCGTCTTGGCCACTTGCTGGCTTATCCGTTGGTTCAATCAGCAGCCCTTAAGGATTCGATGTGGACCACATATAAGCAAAAGCTTAGCGAAGCTCGCTCCATTGACGCTCAAGAGGGTCGATTGGAAATGCTTACCGCGGATGAATGGACTGAGTCGAGAGTGTAATGAGTCGCGCATCACCACTACAGTCGAACTTCACCGCAGGGGAACTCAGCCCGAAGCTAGGGGCTCGTGTTGATGTATCCAAATATAACAATGGTTGCTTCCTGCTCCAGAACTTAATTGTATTTCCCCAAGGGGGAGTTACCCGTCGTCCTGGGACAAGATACTGCGCAGCCACCAAGTATAGCGACAAAGACACCCGACTGATACCCTTCAAGTTCAGTATTCTGCAGAACTACATCATCGAGATGGGGGACTTGTATCTACGGTTCTTCATGGATAACGGGCAGATTGTTAGCGGGCCTCCATACGAAATCGTCTCTCCGTATTCGGAGAGTCAAATCCGTAGTGTGCGCTACTCTCAATCAGCAGACACTCTGTTTTTGGTCCATGGATCTGTCAAGCCGAAGACGCTCACGCGAACCGGTCACACGTCTTGGACAATCGCCGATTTTGATTTCAAAGATGGTCCTTATCTCGATACCAACGCCGAGACGACCACGCTGCAACCGTCGGCTACAACTGGTTCTGTTACTGTAACGGCCAGCTCCATTGTTGGAATTAACAGTGGTACGGGTTTTCAGACTACTGATATTGGTCGATGCGTACGAATCAAGAATGGCTCAACGTGGGGTTGGGGTAAAATTACGGCAAGAGCCTCAACAACCTCGGTGACAGTGCTTGTGGTGGATGCTTTCGCAGCAACTACGGCAAATGCCACATGGGCTCTAGGATCCTGGTCTGATACAACTGGTTGGCCGAGTTCAGTGGCCTTCTACGAAGATCGCCTGTGGTTTGGGGGAGTTACTTCACGGCCGCAGACGCTTGAAGCCTCTATGTCGGGGGCATATAATCGATTCTCACCGACTCAATTGGACAACACAACAGTCTCGGATAATGGACTGTCGTATACGATTGCGACAGACGACGTGAATGAGATTCGCTGGATGAGTTCAGGGAAGGTTCTCTCGGTATTTACTACAGCTGCTGAGTTTACTGTTTCGGCGTCCAATCTCAACGAGGCAATCACTCCCACGAACATAAAGATTACACGCGAAACCAATCGCGGTTGTTCGGAGGTTCGTCCTGTACGAGTTGATAGTGCGCTGTTGTTCTGGCAGAGATCAGGACGTAAACTCCGTGAGTACGCGTACTCATTTAATACGGATGCCTTTGCAGCTCCTGATATGACGGTGCTTGGGGAGCATATCTCCAAGGGTGGTGTGCTCGACATGGATTACCAACAGGAACCGTTCGGCGTCCTCTGGACGGTACGCAATGACGGTTTGCTGATTGGCCTGACGTACAACCGCGAGCAAGAGGTTACTGGCTGGCACAGACATCCTCTGGGTGGAACTGACGCAAAGGCTAAGGCTGTAGCAGTCATACCCTCAGTATCTGGAACCTACGACGAAGTTTGGCTGATCGTCGACCGAACTATCGACGGTGCAACGGCGCGTTACGTTGAGTACTTGAGTGAGTACCTTGAGCCCGTTGATGAGGACGATAAGTCTGACTTTCTGTTCATGGATTCAGGAGCTACCTATGACGGAGCTCCCACAACTACAATTTCTGGTTTAACCTGGCTGGTTGGTGAAACTGTCAATGTGCTGGCTGACGGAGCTGTTAGGCCGCAGGCGGTAGTGAATCCTTCTGGCGAGATAGCTCTGACTCGATCGGCCTCAAAGGTGCAGGTTGGTCTACCCTTCAAGTCGGCCTTGAAAACAGTTCGCTGGGAAATCGGTGGGAATGAGGGTACATCGCAGGCAAAACCTGGCCGAATTCATAAACTGGGTATCCGTTTCCTTGACTCATTGGGTTGCAAATTCGGGCCGGATGAAACCCACCTGGAAGAGTTGCTCTTCCGTAAAGCCAGCCAGCCGATGGGTGCTTCTCCACCGCTGTTTTCTGGCGACAAGGTTGTGGCCTTCTCTGCAGATTACGGTTACGACCGGCAAGTGTACATCGAGACTGAGCAGCCATACCCGGTGACGGTTCTCGGGATCATGCCCTCCATGGTGGTGTATGGGTAGGCTCTTGGTGGATACCTTCAAGCGAGAGCACCTGAGTATGTTTGATAAGCGTGCTGAGGATACCATGATCATGGATTTGATTACGGCCGCAGCCTCGCATGTTGAGAATTCAGCAACCATAGTACTGATCGATCCTGAAGACATGAAGGTGGTCTTCATGGGTGGAATCTTTGAGCAGTGGAGGGGTGTGGGCGAAGTATGGATGCTCGCATCAGATAAGATGCTCAAGTTCAGAAAAACGAGTCTTCAGATGGTTTGGGGATTCATGACAGTCGTTATTGAACAACTGCATCTGCACAGACTGCAGTGCACAGTCGAGGTCGGTTTTCCACGATATAAGGCTTTTGCAGAACACTTTGGATTCACTTGCGAGGGACTCATGCCGAAGTATGGTCCCAACGGTGAAGACCATCTCAGATATGGAAGGATAACATAATGGCTTGGCTCGCGCTTGCGGCCGCGGTCGTTTCGGCTGTAGGCCAGTTGAATCAGGCAGATCGTCAGGCTTCCCAGATGGAAGCCAACGCGGCTATCAACGAGCAGAACGCGCAGACCTACAAGGCTCAAGCGGCCGAGCAGGAGCGGAAGCAACGCCAACATTTGCAAGCTGTACTCGGTCAACAACGCACGGCTATTGGCAAGTCTGGCGTAACGATGGCCGGAACTCCGCTGCTTGTTGCGGAAGACATGACGGGAACCGCTGAACTTGATGCCTTGACGATTCGCTATAACGGCCAGATGAAGGCAAATGCCGAAAAGTACTCAGCGTCAGTTAATCGCTGGCAGGCTAGTGAAACCAAGTCAGCGGCTAGGTTGTCAGCCTTTGTAACCGTTTTGGGTGGGGCAGCTTCGTATTATGGTATGTCCCAGGCGTCTGCTGCAAATCCCATGTACGCCCCGTCAGGCGCTGGCAGTGGTTTGTCTGTCCCCAGTGCGCAATCTGTTTGGGACAAGTATACCGGCTATGATCCTTCCCGGGCCTAATCATGAAAGTTGAAACGTACTCTTCGAACGTAGGTATTGACGCTCCTGTTGCCCAGGGGATGAATCCGCGAACCATCAGTGACGGAGGCATGGGAGCCCTTGCGCAGGGTCTCAACCAGGCGGCCCAGGCTTTTCACCAAGAGGATATGCGTCAAAAGCATATCCTGGATCAGCAGTCCGAAGAGGAGGCTAAACTGTGGTCTCTGAATACGATGTCGGATATGCGCCAACGGATGCTGGTGAATCTGGAGGACGCCAAGAACAATGCTCCTGATGGGGCTGACGGGTTTGCGGGTCAGCAGAATCAAGTCTATGAGAGTGCTCTTCAGAATATACTCAAGGAGGCCCCTAATCGTCGGGCGAAGGCCTTATTTGAAGCTCACGCTCGTGACTTTCAGAACACGTACTTTGCGCATGCCCTGACGTTTGAGTCTGGCGAGAAGCAGCGGAAGAAACTGCAGGGCATTACCGATGGGGCCAAGTCTGAGTCGAACGAAATCGACATGGCGGCAAATCCAACGGAAGCCTACCTGCGCCTTGTTCCGCAGAGACTGGAATTCATCGACAGTCTTCGGGAGGATCCAGCCACTCGCGCCAAAATCAAGGATGGCATTACCACTCACTATTCAAAAACCCTGGTCCTAGCCGAGGGTCGTCGTGACCCTGTGGGTACCTTGGCTAAGATAGACGATGGTATCTATGCCAAGATGCCTGGCTGGAATCTATATGGTGACCAGTTGGAGTCTCTTCGTAGAGGTATAGAGGCTCGGGCTAACCGGCAGGAGTCTTCCAAGTCGGCTCTGATCAAGGATGCCTACGAAGAGTGGAAAGCACAACTGAGCCGTAAAGAAGTTGACGCCAACGGGAAGCTGACCCCTCCGGACTTTGGTTACTCGGATGCCGATGTTGAGAAGGCCCTTGGTCCGATTGCTTTCAAGCACTACAAGGAAGAGCGGGAGTTTCTGCCTATCGCACAGACATACACATCTGCGATGGCTGTGTCTGATCCGGAATACGCCGGGAACGCCCTCAAAAGGATTCGTTCAGATATTGAGTCAGGGAAACTGACGGCTGGTCTTGGCAATCGACTTGAAGAGTACGTTACGAAGGCGGCTCAGGAAAACGAGACCTTCCGTAAGAAGGATCCTGCGGCTGCTTCGGATATAGCCGCCCGTCGCATCTTCGGTGATGACTATCTCAACGGCAATCGTGCTGATCAATTGCTCTTACGCGAGGGCACACAGATCGCGCGATTTGGTACCCCTGCCCACAATATCCGTTTGCTCACGGATGATGAAGCCAAGACTATGGCACGGGACCTATCCGGCATGAGCGTGGATAAGGCCCAGGAGTGGATGCGCAACCTGGAAGCTCAGATGCAACCTTCTGGAAAGATAGCTGTTAACTTCCAGGGGAAGGACGGCGCAAATACGGATTCAAAGCGATTGACTACGCAAGTCATGAGCGAGTTGTTCAGCTATGGCAAGCTGGATAAGGGCTTCATGTTCATGAACTTCACGGCTGACACGAAGTATGGAAACTACTTCGCGAAGGCAATGCGCATCAAGGATGATGAGCAACTCACGACAGGTCTTCCACAGACGTTGACTACGGAGATAAAGAAATCGATCGACGAGAACTCGGATCTGAAGAAGTTTACGCAGGTTATGCGTATGTCGGCTGGGGAGGCGGGCGCAGAGTACGCGAGTGTTCTGGAGAAACTGATTCGGCGTACAGCTTACATGACTGCTGGAGACGCTTCCTCTCCTGATGCGTCCAGTCTTGTCAAGAACATCGTTGAGGAAACCATTACCAACCAAATCAAGGTGAACGGCACGTACTACGTTCCCTCGCGTGACCATGCAACGGGACGTCCTTTGGACGCGGCCAAGATCGATCAGCAACTGAAAATTGTCGGCGAAGCCTGGTTAAATACTCGCGGTGAACGCTTCATACCAGACGTGCGGTCGAGCAACCGTATTATCCAAGGAAGTCCTGCGCAAGCCGAGAATGTGAACAATCCTCGTGATGGCTCGTACGTGTGGCTATCTCTTGAAGACGGCTCAGGTGTTTATCGGGCAGTTCGTCTTCGGGGTTCTTCTGGATCTGATCTTCCAGGAGCCTACGCCCCTGTGCTGGATGCCAACAAACAACGCTACGAACTTCGCTTCAAGGAACTTCCAGAGCTAGTGAACTTGTTGAGGAATCCTAAGTTGCAGTCCAGCGGAAAGATTAGGTAATGGGCCAGTTGATTCTGCCTCACATGCCGGAACCAGACGCCGAGAATCAGGCGGACCTGTTCTCCTCTCTGCAGCCTACCCTGGGGCAAGCAGCCGGTAGCTTCGCGCACTCGTTTGGTGAGTCGCAGGGATTCGGGGCTCTACTTCGTCAGAAGAGGTTTAACGACGCTGGCTGGACTCCCTGGGGAAGCAAGCCAGACTATGTTGATCCCAAACTACTGAATGAACAGTATGGGATTGACGGGTACCTTGACTTCAGTAAGTATGGCAAGCGGACAGCTGATCAAGCTAAACTCATGTATAATGAGAAGCTCAAGGAGATTGATCAGGCTGATCGTCGAGAGCGAGCTACTGGTCTAGCGACGGCTGCCGGGTTCACACAGGATCTAGCGGCTAGTATGCTGGACCCTCTGGGCATGGCCGTTGGATTTGCGATTACACCGGCTCGGTTTATTCCGGGTCTGCGCAGTCTCACCCCATTGGTTGAAAATGCGTCTGCGAGTTTCATTCCCCGAGCTTCTGCGGCCTTCGCCCAAACGTCCGTGAACGCCGCAGCTGGCATGGCTGTACTTGAACCGTTCAACCACTACACGCATCAGCAGATGGCCAACGACTATACGATGGCCAATTCGTTAGCATCAATCGCCTTTGGCGGTTTGGCTGGTGGAACTCTGCACGTAACAGGCCTGGGTGGTTACAAGGTCGCTCAGTCGGCATATAAGGGCCTGCATTGGGTAGCTGATCAAGTTCCTACCTGGATGGGTAAGGTCGATCCGGCGACCCACGAGGTAGCCCTTGATGTGCGTCTGAAGCAGATCCTGAACGGGGATGCGAACGCGTCAATTGAGCCTATTCTGCAGACGGATCCGAATCTCATTGCCGAGGCGCAGGTAGCCAAGTCCTTGGCAGAAGCGAAGAAGGCCAACGCTCTAAACTCTGGTCTGGAACCGAAGCTCACTCCGGAACAAGCCACTGAGTTTACGTCTAGTCTGATCAAGGACATGGCCACGCACGACTATGAACTGTCGTCAAAGGCTCCTGATCTAACCTTCAAGGAGCGAATCCTAAAGGTAAAGGCTGAGTTCGACGGCAAGATGGAGATGCTTGTCAAATCTGTCGGAATAAGGCTGCAGTACCTATCAGATGGTATCGTCATCAACGGCAAGCATGTCAAGTATAGCCTGCAGGATATTACCCTTAACGGAAGGGCGTTTAACTACGTTAAGGAACTGAACCACGACCACCTAGATTTTGACGCGATGACAGGTGGTTCCATCTCCAAAAGTAAGAAAGAGCCTTTCGGAAACTATTCTGAGAAGACTGAAACCGTTAACTCGAAGGGTCAGAAGGTTCCGGTGGCGTATGGAACGCTCATCCGTGAGAAGGACGGTCGCATCTGGGTTGTCAAACCGAAGGGCGCTTTCGGTGGTTACAAGACCTCATTCTCCAAGGGCCGTCTGAACGCTGGTGAAGATGCCTACGCGGCGGCTATTCGTGAGACGTTTGAGGAAACAGGCCTCGTCGTAAAAGGTATCGGCTATCTCGGTGAGTTCGAGCGAACCACCACGAACACGCATTACATGATCGCTGAGCGTGTTGATGGGACTCCGCAAGCCTTTGGACACGAGACCGACGGCGTGGAACTGATTGACCCGATCGAGCTTATGACTCGCTTCGCAGACGAGGGTAACAAGAACGATGGAGAGGTTCTTGCCAAAGCAATCAACTGGATCAAGCAGCATGAGCAGGATACTTCCGGTGGTGTGGATCTTGGTCATGTGGTAAAGCTCGCTCCTGAAATCTCCAAAGGACTCTTCGGTCGGGCGACCAGCCAGTATGCTACTAATCCTGAGCACGTCGTCCCCGTTGTTACTCGTCAGGAACTAGGCCATCAGACCGGCGGTCAACTGGGTTCTAACGACGGAGGTAAGTATACACTCCATGATGGCACGGAAGTCTACGCCAAGTTTCCAAAGTCACAGGAGCATCTCCGGAGTGAGGTAGCCGCGCATCTGCTGTACACGACTGCTGCGAAGCAGGCGGGCATGCAGAACATCCCGTCGGTCTGGGTCGTACAGGAAGGAGGCAAGGACGTCGGCATTGCTACTACCTGGATTGACGGCCTACGAGCCATCTCGCCTGATGACATGGCTGCCAAGTTGAAGGATCCTTCGCTTACCTTCACAGAGGAAATGGCCATCCGCGAAATGGGTGGCTCGTGGATCTTCGACGCCTGGCTGGGTAATCGCGATGTATATGGAACAGGCCCCACCTGGAACATATTCCGTGATAGCATCGGATCGTACTATAAGATGGACTTCGGCGGCTCCTTGGCCTATCGGGCTCAAGGTGCAAAGAAGATCGACTGGGGCAACAATGTAATCGAACTCGATTCAATGCCTACGTATGCAGGCAAGAATCTCATCAAGGCCACAAAGGACTCTGAGGTTATCGGGGCTGAAATGGTTTTGCGTCTGAGCCCAGATGACATCAAGTCGGCGCTCTCGTCCGCTGGCTTCAAGGACAAAGAACTCGATGCAATGTACGGAACGCTGATTGCTCGTCAGGATGGCGTTCGTGCAGCCTACCCAGATGTAGCCCATTCGGTTGACGGCCTATACCACAACAACACGCAGCACCACAGCACAAAATTGGCTAGCTCCTGGCTCAAGGATGTAGCTAACAAGTTCAAAAATCTGTTTACCACGATGGAACTGAAAGCTCTGAGTTCATATCAAGGATCGTCTTACGGGTTGAATAGCGACTTGTGGAGTGGTGTTATACAGGGGCCCCATGCAAAGAACATTGAGCGGCTAGATTCGGCTATGGCGAAGGCTCCTGCCATGAGCGACACGCAAGTGACGACTCTATGGCGCTGGGAACACGTGTCTTGGCATAACGGGCTTAACTCTGCCAATATACAGGAAACGCTAGCGAAGACGGCCTTCTTGTTCAAGTCATTCGGATCGACGTCTGCATATCACGGCGTCATGTCTGGTCGTGACCTCCTCTGGAAGATCGAAGCGGAGCCGGGTGTAAAAGGTATTCCGATGAAGATGCTCGATCTGGAGCACGCCAAAGGTGTATCAGATCACTTTGGAGACGCTGAGCTGGAGGTCGTACTCAACCGCAACCAGTTGATGGTCATCGATACTGTTGAGCAGATGACCAATTACGACGGGAAAAAGTATTGGCAGGTCAACGCGCGCATGTTGAATCCTGACAAGCTACACAGCTCGCCTATTGACATGCTGGCTAAGGCCAAGTCGATAGCAGAAGGTTCGAAAGGCAAGATCAAGCTGGATGAAACCTTCGGCGGAGACGTCGATCAGTTTATCCATCAGTTCGTGGATGACGTGTATAACGCTCAGAAGCCGGCGGAGATTCCGACGCTCACAGATATCGTGGAGAAGAAGACTCCGCTGATGAAGGAAACAGAAGCGGAGATCGCCGCCCTCGAGGCTTCAGTCTACGAGCCGATTATGAAGGGTGAAGACGAGGCCGCAGCTAAGGCCTTTCACGCAGAGATCGAAACGTCGAACGAGGTTATCAAGAAGACGGCAGGATTCACGGATGCATTGAAGCAGGCTTGGGCTTGCTATAAGGGGCTGTAATGGCAAAGTCATATTCCGATTGTGTAGGCGTTATCCAGAAGGCTGCAGGTGACTGGCTCACCGAGAAGCAGGCTAACCAGATCCTCGAGGAGGTTGATCGCATAGCTGAGATGAAGAAGGCCACCGGCAAACTGGATGCCGTAAACCAACTCGTTCTTGATGAACTGGACAACGCAACCAATGCTCTGAAGGAAGCCTCTCTGATTGAGAAGCGGAACATGCTCATCAACCTGAAGGTGAAGAATCAGGTTCTCAGCTACGTGCGTAACTTCAAGAATCCAGGCGAAGGTATGATGGCTCTGCTTGGCGGCAAGCACACGCCTGTTACTGGGGCTCTGGCGTCTATCGACGCGCAAGGAAAATCACTCGTTGAGGGCATGCTTGGTAAGTTCCTTAACTCCCTGGAGAAAGAAGGCCTCAAGGAGCACTTCACCTCTGGCAAGTACGACGTTGAGATCGCCCGCGAACTGTGGGAACTTCCCAATGGCAAACCAGGCATTACAGGCGTTGAGGAGGCTCAGAAGCTCGCGACACTTATTCACAGCATGCAGAACCAGCTGGTCTATCGTCAGAATCGGGCTGGTGCATTCATCAAGCTGATGCCTGGGTATATCATCAGGCAAGCCCACGACATGTTCAAGATTCGGGCCGCGGGACTCGATGACTGGGTTGCCAAGACATTGCCTCTGCTAGATGCCGAGAAAACCTTTGGAACAGCTGACCCAAAGCATTTCATGGAAGAGGCCTACAACGGTTTCGCCACAGGCATGCACTACAAGGTCAAGGGCGAGGATACGGCTGACTCTGTGACTTACTTCCTGGGGTTCAAAGGCCCGAGCAACCTCGCGAAGAAGGTGTCGCAGGAACGGGTTATGCACTTCAAGGATGCCGAGTCCTGGACGCAGTACAATCAGATGTTTGGCAAGGAATCTCTCAGGGAAGCGGTTATCGGCGGTGTCGAGCATTCTGGTCGCAACATCGCTTTGATGGAGAACCTGGGAACCAATCCGCTGAACATGATCGACCAGGTGCTGAAGGTACTTCGCTCGGAGCACAAGGACAATCCTGCGCTGTTTGATTCGTTGAAGGATCATAACATACATAACTTGTACATGCAGCTGGATGGAACGGCCCACATACCTGTATACCACAAGTTGGCAATGGTCGGCTCAGGAGTTCGGGTCCTTCAGAACATGGCCAAGTTGGGCGGGGCAGTTCTCTCATCGATTACGGACATTCCGTTCCAAGCGGCTAACCTACGGCTCAACGGTGTAAGCATCCTTGATGCTTATGGAAATGCCTTTACGAACGTACTGCGCGGCCGAGGCAGCGCTGAGCAGAAGGAGATAGCTCGTCTAATCGGTGTCGGATTTGAAGGCATCCTGAAAGATATGGCTTCGCGGTTCTCGGCTGAAGATACCATGCCGGGGTTCATGTCGAAGCTGAATCAGAAGTACTTCAAACTGAATGCCATGAACTGGTGGAACGATTCCCACAAGACGGGGGTTGCGCTGATCCTATCCAGCCACATCGCCAACATGCGAGAGACAGCCTTCAAGGAGCTTCCGGATTCCATGAAGATGGTCCTGAACCAATATAAGATTGGAGAACGCGACTGGCCGCTGGTAAAAGAACTCTCTACGCAGGCCGAAGATGGCCACTGGTACTTCTCTCCCGATAAGTTCAAAACTATCGATGAGAAGCGCTTGATTGACCTCTATGGCCTTAATAAGGAAGGTGAAAATCCCGTGTCCTCCCGTGACCTTAGGGAGACTAGGGATGCCTTAGAATCAAAGTGGAGGACCTATTTCATTGACCAAATTAACCACGCGGTTCCTCATCCCGGTGCGGCTGAGCATGCCTTCACAATCCTTGGTGGCGGCACGCAACCCGGTACTACGCTGGGTGAGGCTCTTCGGTTCATTGGTCAGTTCAAGACCTTTCCAATAACGGTGGTTCGCAAGGGTTTGGCTCCACACTTGTACCAGACGGAAGGTTCCCTCTGGGAGAACTTCGGGAAGGGCAAGTCTGACTACGTGGGCCTTGTCCACATGCTGGTCGCCTCAACAGTCTTTGGATACCTGGCAGGTATGGCCAAGGATACGGCTCGTGGAATCACTCCAAAGGATCCTCGTGATCCGAAGACCTGGGTTGCGGCAATGGCTCAGGGCGGAGGTCTCGGCCTGTACGGGGACTTCTTGTTTGGTGAATTCAATAAGTATGGACACTCGGCGCTGGCTTCTTTAGCCGGTCCAACCCTTGGAAATCTTGAGGACTTCATGAAGGTGTTTTCTCGGGCAAAAGACGGGGACCCTGTTGCCGGCCAGACGATGAAGCTAGCTATCAACAACATTCCATTCGCAAATCTGTTTTACACGCGCATGGCCATGGACTATCTCTTTCTGTACCAACTTCAGGAAAGTGTTAATCCAGGGTATCTTTCTCGTCTAGAAGGTCGTATAATGAAAGACAACAAACAGAAATTCTACATTCCTCCAACCCAGCAAATTCCGTATGGCGGCGGTAACAAGATTCTAGAGGGCGTGCGATGACAATTTCGACCACTACTAACCGTAAGGTCTATAGCGCGAATGGGGCAACTACGATATTCGCCTACGACTACTTGATCCTTGATCAAACCCACTTGAATGTATACCTCCTTATTGGAGGAGTTCTCGTACTGCAGACCCTTACTACTGACTACACTGTGAGCGGGGTTGATAACCCCTCCGGAGGTAATGTCACGTTTGTGTCGGCACCAGCGGCTGGAACAGCTAACGTGGTAATTCAGCGAGTTGTACCGTTGACTCAGCTGGTGGACTATGTAGCAAATGATGCTTTCCCCGCAGACACGCACGAGGAAGCCCTTGATCTATTAACGATGATCACACAACAGCTGAGTGACGCCCTTGCTCGAGCTGTTGTGCTGGCCTTAAACGATACCTCTGGGGCTAGTCTGGAGCTGCCTACTCCGACGGCTAATAACTACTGGCGCTGGAACTCATCTGCCGATGCCATTGAATTTGTAACATTGGCTAGTATGGGGGCTCTAGTACTACCAGTCGCCATTGCTGAGGGGGGTACTGGTGCCACTACGGCTAATGGTGCATTGACGGCGCTTGGAGCAGAGCCGGCAGACGCCACCATCCTCAAAGACGCGGACATAGGCACTGCGGTACAAGCCTACGACGCCAACACCGCTAAGCTG